CGAGACAAAACCCGTTGCTGTCTATGTGGTCCACGGCGGGCGACGAATCCAGCGTGTGCATGATACAAATGAGAGAGACAGCCATATCCGAAATAGACACGGGTGTTACCGGACAAACCTATTTTGCGGAATACAGCATGGCCCCTGGCGCTGACCCTCGACTAGAAAAAAACTGGTTAGCGGCGAACCCTGCCATGGGTGTAACGGTGACCGTTGAGGCGTTGCGGGCCGTATCTAAAAAAGACAGTTTCCTACGTGCGCACCTTAATTTGTGGGTGTCCGCTAGGGGCGCTTGGCTACCTGTCGGACTGTGGGACAAACAGCTAACCGATTTACCTATGCCTGCCGGTGGCGTGTTGGCGGTTGACACGGACCTTGCAGACGGACGCTATGTGGGTGTGCGGTCTGTTGTCCACGAATCCAAAGCGCATGTGATAGTGGAATTTATGGTTGATACTGAGGACGCCTGCTGGACAGAAATTGGGCGTGTTATGGCAGACACCCAGACGGCCCTAGTTATAACACCGTCTTTGCATTTGCATTTGCCAACAATTTTGGAAAGGCGCACGACAACTATTGGTTACGGCGAACTGCTTAAATATTCGGGCCTAATACAAAAAATGGTTGTTGAGGGCAAGGTGCGTCACCGTGGCGAATTGGCGTTAGCGGAACATGTCAACCGTGCCGTCCTAACTAAGACGGGTTCCGGTGTTGTTCTGTCGTCACAGAAAAGCCCTGGGCCGATTGAACTTGCCCGCTGCATGGTTTGGGCGATAGCGGAATCGTCACGGCCTAAAATTGTGGGCAAACCAATGTTTGCAGTATCACGGACACCGTGACGGCGGGTTGCGCTAAAGTTTGGCTAGTCCTTGCCTGGCGTCGGGCTGGGCAGGGACAACCCCCTAAAGGAAAACAACATGGGACTATTTAGTAGCAAAGTAACTAAAGCGGCTATCAGTCCCAACCCTGAAGTTCAGGCCGCTATTGGTGGCGGATATTCCAGCCAGGTTGCAGGCCCTAATCTGATTGGCGAATTTTGGTCATATCAGGCTGGCGCTATGCGTAACCGTGCAATGAGTGTGGCGTCTATCAGTCGAAGCCGTGACCTGATGGCGTCCGTCTTGGCGTCTATGGAATTAAAGATGTGCGGCGAAATGTGGAACGGCGAGGAAATGGAAGAAATTCCGTTGGCGCCTCGAAGCTGGTTGCGCCAGCTGGACCCCGAAATGCCAAACAACTTCCTATTCCCGTGGGTATTCGACGACTTATTTTTTTTCGGGCGTTGCATGCTTTATATCACCAGCCGCACTAAAGATGGCTATATGGCGTCAGCAACCCGTCTACCGCAAGGGTCAATTACGACACCTGACCAGGTGCCGCCTGTCTGGTACGGCAAGTCAAAAGAAATTTATTTCAACGGCGGTGCATTAGACCCCCGTGACGTAATACAGATTTACAGCCCAACCCAGGGCATGATTTTTATGTCTGAACAAACAATCAGCACGGCGCTAAAATTGTGTGACGCAAGAAACCGTAACGCAACGTCGTTGATACCGGCAGGAATTCTTAAGCAGACTGGTGGCGAACCGTTAAGCGCAACCGAATTGGCGGCCTTAGCGGAATCGTTTAACCAGGCACGCATGACAAACCAGACGGCAGCATTAAACGAATTTTTGACATACACGGAAACGAACGCTACGCCTGACAAAATGTTGTTGATTGACGCAGCCGAATATCAAAGCCGAGAGATTGCCAACTTGTGCAATATCCCCCCGTATCTATTGGGTTTATCAACGGGCAGTTACGCATATTCGACGTCAGCCAGCGCCAAGTCGGACCTTTGGACATTTGGTTTGAGTATGTACGCTTCAGCAATCAGCGCAGCGTTAAGCCAACAACTACCCAGGGGAACTTATGTTAAATGGGATACAGAAAAAATGTTAGAGATTCACGACATGCGTGATATGGAACCAATGCCACAACAAAACACACAAGAGGAATTAGCGACATGATTAAATTTACTTCCAGCACTTTTACTGTTGACGCCGCAGGGCCTGACGGTTTGCCTCGACGCACGATCACGGGTATTGCTGTCCCATACAACGTTTACGCAACCGTGTCAGACGGAACCCAGGTGCAGTTTGCGCCAGGCAGCTTGCCCGTAGACGGCAAAGCACCCAAACTTTATATGTACCACGATTCAAGCCAGGCAATCGGAATTTTAAGCGAGAGAGTCGATAGTCCCGAAGCCATGTATTTTACCGCTACCGTTTCCAACACCCGTGCCGGTGACGAAGCGTTAGTTTTAGCAGCTGACGGCGTTCTAGATTCGGTGTCCGTAGGTGTCAACCCAACCGAATTTAAGTATGACGGCGACGGCAATATGACTGTCCTAGCCGCTAACTGGGTGGAACTTAGTCTCGTCCCCATAGGCGCATATGCGGGTGCTACCATAACGCAAGTAGCAGCGTCCGAACCTGACACGGAACCTGAAACTGAAACCGAACCTGAAACCGAAACTGAGGAAACCCCCATGGAACTTGAAGCCGAAATCGTAGTGCCAACCGCACCAATTTTTGCACAAGCAAAACGTGAACCACGCCTACCAAACGCTGCCGAATTCGTTGTGGCAATGCACAAGGGCGGCCTCGAAGCCGCTAACGCCAACAAAGTTTGGGCTGACTATCGGGCCTACCACAAGTCGGATTTGGAATTTGCTAACACGGACACCGGCGACGTGCCTGGTATTATTCCAGTCCCAATTTTGGGTCCCGTGTTTGCGGACATTAACTACGTAGCCCCGCTGCTTTCTGCTGTCGGTACAAGGGCCATGCCAAACAACGGCACAGGTTCCAGCTTCGTACGCCCGACTTGGACCACACACCCCACCGTTGCAGAACAAGCAAACGAATTTGACGCTGTGTCCTCGACAACTTCTGTGATTGCGTCAAACGTGGTCACAAAGTCAACTTTTGCGGGCAGCGCCAGTTTGAGTTATCAGACAATTTCGTTTACTGACCCCGCAGCAATGGCAATCATTATGCAAGACCTTGCAGGACAATACCTGACCGCCATTGACAATTTTGCGTGCGACAACCTTTTGGCAGCTGCAACTTCCGCTGGCGTCTGGGACCTTTCGACTACGGACCTTATGAAGTCAATTTATGACGCTGCTGTCGTTACTTCAGCCGCAACAAACTTCTTGCCAACCCATATTGCGGTCGACCCTGCCACCTGGGGAAAAATGGGACAGCTGGTAGACGGAAGCAACAGACCAGTATTTCCAGCAATCGGCGCACCTGGCCTAAACGGACAGAACAGCCTTGGTGCTGGTACCGCTGCAAGTTGGTCAGGCATGAACCCGCTTGGTTTGCAAATTATTGTGGACAACAAGTTTGCCGCTAAAACAATGGTGATTTTTAACAGCAATTCGTTTGAAATTTATCGCCAAGATCAGGGCCTGCTATCGGTGGAGAACCCAAGCACGATTTCACGCACAATGTCCGTGTTTGGTTACGCTGCGACGTTCGCCGCTAACGACGACATGATTCAGAAAATTACCCAGGCTTAAGTCGAAAGGCGGTTAGCCGCCCATGGCTGTATATCAAGTCACTTTTACACAGCGGACAGACAATTACGCTGTAGTTCAAACATTGACGGAACCCGACTTAGATTTAGGCATGGCGTTTACTTTGGCGTCTTGCGGCGCAACTTTTAACGGGTCACACACCGTTTACGCTTTGCCCGCATACCTGTTTCTTGGCGTCAACAGTATGGGCGACCCCGTCTACGATTTAAGTCGTCCAATACCTAATCAAGTGTTGTTTTACAATGCGGACGACAATTCCGAACGCATAGCGTTAATTCCGCCAGGGACATTAACCGCTACAGAAAACGCAACTTGGATTGACGGCCCCGATTTAGAATTGTGGCTTGGAATTGCTTTGGCTGGCGTAGACGAATCAGCGTTCTTGCAACAATGCGCCGATAGCGCCAACAACCTAATTTTTCGTCGACGTCAGGAATCGGGCTACACGGACAGCTTGACAACTTCACCTGGACCTGATGTCACTTTGGCAACGACAATGTATGCGGGCGCCCTATATCGTCAGCGTGGCGCTATCAACGATTTTTCGGGCTTTACAGAGATGGGTACACCTGTCAGCACGGGCCTTAGTCCGCTAATTAAACAACTTGCCGGTATCCCTCGACCAGCTGTCGCCTAATGACTGTTTACACAGACCTTTTCAATGAGGCCATAGACGATTTAGCGTTGACCCTTGAAACGGTGACAGGGCTAAGGGTTGTCTTTAACCCTGAACAATTAAACCCGCCTTGCGTGTTCCTAGACGCACCCGATTTTGAGGCTTTGTCTAGCACCATTGTTAAGATGAGTTTTAGCGTAAAGGTGCTGACATTAGGGCCAGGCAACTTGGACGGCTTACGCAACGTTTTAAGCATGTCTGCGGCGCTTTTGGCAAGCAATGTGGCTGTCAAGTCTGGGCGCCCTGGCTTTGTTACTGTTGGCGGGCAAACTTTTGCCGCCTATGACTTGACCGTTGACTTGCAGGCGCAATCGTGACTTACCGAATTGTCAGCCCACGCATAGGGACACCTGGCGACAAGTTTGAACCTGAAGCAGGCGTGAACGTCGAGGCGTTACTGTTGCACGGTTTTATTGTTGAGGACAAAACACCGCCAAAATCTGCTAAAACTAAACCAACCGAAAAAGGATAAACCCCCATGGCAACTAGCACCTATCTATCCAACCCAGGCGTCGTCGTTAACAGCGTGTCATTGACAGACCAATGCACTTCCGCAACTGTCACCAACACCGCTGAAGCCCTCGAATCCACCGCATTTGGTGGCACGTCACGGGTGTTCGTTTCGGGCCTGTTTAGCCAGGAAATTACCTTGGATTTGTATATGTCCTATGCGGCGTCCGAAACCTACGCCACCCTTGCGGCCCTTGTAGGCACAACAACCACCGTCAAGGTTTCCAACACCGTTGCAGGTTTAACTACGCCTAGCGCCACGGAACCTTGCTTTACTTTGACAGGCGCCTACCTAGAAGCGTTGCCCGTCATTAACGCCACTATGGGCGAATTAAGCACTATCTCTATCACTTTTAAGGGCGGCGTCTTAACTACCGCTGTCAGCTGATTTCAACCTACAAACAAAGGAACCCGACATGAAATTGACGCTTAGGGTAGACCAGGGCGACGGCCCAATGGATATCAGCACTAACCTTTTTACCATTGTTGCCTGGGAACGCAAGTTCAAAACTAAAGCGTCCAAAATTGCTGAGGGAATCGGCATGGAAGATTTAGCGTTTATGGCGCATACCGCACTACAGCAAAACGGCGTGGTAGTTCCGATAGTTTTGGACGATTTCATAAAAAAAATAATCCAACTTGAGGTCATAGATACCGAGGACGAAAACCCTACCTAAGGGGTCAGTACCGTTTTGCGTTGGCAACCTTGCTGGCAACGACAGGGTATTGGCCCCGTGAAGTAGAATTTGACGTGAAAGACCTTGCAACCGTTTTCAAGGTGCTTAACGAACAAAGGAAATAGGCATGGCTGGCGTCGAGATAACTACCGAAGTTGTGGGAATCAGGGACGCCGTTAAAGAACTAAAAAAACTTGAACCTGCCCTGTT